TGGGCTATCCTCACAATCATCAACGGATTCATCACCCACCGAACCTGCTTCAAGATCAATCAAAAGGAAGGCACGGCGTACTACCACGTCAACGGAGACGATTTCATCGGACTCCTCACGAAAAAAGAGATCGACGCGCGCAAGTTACTCACGACCCAAATGGGACTCAAGTTCAACTTGGCAAAGTCATTTATCTCTTCCACGCGAGGGGTCTTCTCCGAAAGACATGTCACACGCCGCACCAAACACCTCATCAAGATCCAGAAGCACCCCGTACCAGCGCGTGTGCCATTCAAGGAATGGGACCAGTGGTTCCAGGAGTCCGAAGAGGACCGCCAACGGGGGCAGAAAGCCCCCACACCACCACCGGCCCACCTGGCCCACACACGCCACCACGAGTGGTGGTCTCAGGCAACCGACGTGCTGGGTGCAACCCTGGCCGAACTGGTCGGATACTCCGATCAGTGGCAACGGGTCCACTCTCAAGCACGCCTCGCCCTACTTTCATCCGTCCACAACTCTCCACACATCACTCCTCTACAACGCCGTGTCGTTCTGCTCACACTTCTACAACTCAACTCTACACTCAAACGGCCACACCATATTCCCCTCCGGATCGGAGGAACCGGGATATCCCATGGTCGCGTCACTGTCCAAGCCAAAGCGCACTACCTCGCATGGTGTCATACAGGAAGAGAGATGCCCAAGGCCAAATGGCCAGGCAAACAATCTCCTCTGTCGGGAGAGAAACTCCCAGACACCACCGGCGGGTATACGCTTTCCGACTTGTCAACAGATCTCGCGATCAAACGGGATGTCCAGCATCGCCTCAAGGGCATGCCACTGGTCCTCCGGGAAAAGGAACCTCCTCTTGCCCGAATCCAAGGCTGGGTACACAAGCACCACCAGCCCTATCGGGAAGCCATTCGAAAAGGGTCGAGCCGTCCAGTCGTCAAAGGAAAAAGAGACACCTCTTCGGGGAAACCCCCTACACAAAGCCTCTCCATTCCCTTCAAAAACAAGACCCTCCAACCATCAGACCTCTTTCCTTCCAAACACTTCAAGAGCATCTCACCTTCACTCCGACGTCATTTCTTCTTGTTTATTACGAGACAATTCTCCTCCTCTCAAAGTCGGTGGACACGGTCTCTTGGCAAAACTGCCAAGCGACCCGCCATACCCCACGTGGTTGCACGCGATATTTGGGCATCAACGAGTCCGACCCAATACCGACTCTCGGGAGAAGTACTGTACCCCAGAATTCTGTTTCCAACACGGAACAGCTTTCGTGCATTTACTCGGGCAAACCAAAAATGGGATGCCCTTTCCAGCACGAAGACCGCG